CTTTCCGGTATGCTCTGTTTGCATTTGCCAGATCAGCACGCGGAACAATGCTCTGGTCACGTCCCGGAAACATTGTGGATATAAAGTTTGCCAACGCATTATCATATCCATCCGCTGCCACTCCATCCTTAATGATGATGTGACCACCTCTTGCAGCTGCTCCTGTGCTGTCCATATGCAGCTCCACAATCTGCCAGTCTTTCGAAATATTCAGGGAGCTGATTCCCTTGTCTGCGTACCAGTTTCTGTTAATATCTGCAAGCGTTACATTACCTCCTCCGAGTTCTGCAATCTTTTTAGCAAGTGTTCTAACTCTCTCTGCCTCGGTGTATCCATTTCCAACAGCTCCACTGTCACCGGCTCCATGTCCGGCTATTAAAAATAAATGTGCCATAATTGCTCCTTCCTGTGCGACGTCGCACACTATACAATATGTTAGAGGACGATTACTCGTCCTCCGAATTCTTATCTTCCTTCTTATCTATATTAATCTGTTCTTCCACCTGCGATCTAATATGTTTAACCAGTGGTTGCAGGAAAGCCGGAATATTTACTCCCATGTCCTGTATATTTTCCAAAATTGAAATAATCTCATTGCAGATCAGCCACATTGCTACCACACATGCCACTAAGAATGCCACTGGAGATTTCCACCCAATTGTTGTAGATGCATACAGTAACATTTCATCTATAATTGCTCCGACAACTACCAGCAGCCACATGGATACTTTCTTAAAGATTCCCCTGATACTCTTATACGAGTTGATATCCTCAGCTCTGTACTTGCTGGCCATGAGACCGGTCATGTAGTCAATCAGGTTACAAGCTACTAATAAAATCACCGGCACTGCCAGAACACCCAGGAGTGCCGATAAAAAAGCGAATACCGCTGTGAAGATAGCTTTAATGTAATTTGCCTGTTCCATTTTCATGTACCTCACTTCTTTCTTGATTTTAAATTTTATGTATAAAAATAAGACCCGTTAAGGTCCCGCTCTGATCTCTTTCAGTTTCACTGCCTCACTTTCGATAATCCTGGCAGAACGTAATCACTATGTCCAGCAATTATAAGAGTTTTTGCACCTGCTGGCACTGATATTCTTTCTTCTACTACAGAGTTCCCGCCTTCAGATGCAGTTTTTGTCGCCCATTTTGCAGATACACATTCTCCACTCTCATCCAAAAATGAATAAATTCCGTATCCACTATAGCTCCAGCCGGTAATCAGCACTTCCGAACAGTCTGTAACACTTACAGGCTCACACGCTCTAAACTTTGTATTCGTGCTAGTCAATGCCAGTAATTTCCCTTTATAGGTACTTGATGTTTCTTTCCCGATCGAATAGCTTGTTTTTATAGTAAGCTCTACTATTTCTATTTTCTCTCCTGCACTAGAGGAAAACTGATCCGTCCAGATTTTCCCAGTAGAGTCTACAATAAAATAGTGTTTTCCGGTGTTCAAATCATCCTTTTTATAGTATCCAATGTCAACAACATTTCCTGTCTTTTCTATCATTTCGTTCACATCAACGATCCGAATACCTTTCCCTTTAATGTAACTTACAAGGTCTTTAAGTTCTGTGGCATTAAAAGTACTTGTCCAACAATGTGTCATGAAAATTAACCATCCTCCAGATGTTAACAATTTATCCACGTAAGCTTTAGCGTCTGAAAGAGAAAAGCTGTTATCTGTCGGAAACAGTCCAACACGGCGCATATAGTAAGTTTCATAAGGAATAATATTGATATCTTTATTAACTAGGAATCCCATATCAAAATACTTTTTTACCACCGACATGTTATCCACTGAATATTTTCCTTGAGTATAAGCATAGGAATTAACATCTGTTATTCCCCATTCTCTGTATTTTTCTACACACTTTTTTAAATTTTCTTCTAATTGGTCTTTCGATAAAGTGTCCATATTAGTTTCTGCCCATGTGTGACATGATATGGTTACGCCGTAATTATACATTTCTAATAATTGTTCCTGTGTCATGTACAAATCCGCACCTATTTTCCCGGGAGGGCAAGCCAACGTATATGGAATATCCAGCTCTTTGATCAATGGGAATAACGTAGCATACGCTGCTGATCGGCAATCATCATCAATGAAACTTACTGCGGCTGCAACTTCTTCTTTCCCACCATCAGTAATTTTTGTGATCCTTTTCGCAGATGATTCTTGTATAACTGGTTCTGTTATGCTATCCAATCTTGTTAAGATCTGCTCGATGATATCCGGATTTCTGGCCACTACCTCATCTGTAGCTTCCAGACCTTCCAGTACCGTACCTTCTGCAATGGTGGTGTTCCATTCCGGAATTGTTCCATCTCCCTTTTTGGCACATACAATGAACTTAATCTGTCCCTTATATGCAACCACATCTGGGCCGATCAGCCACGTAAATGTGATATAGTCACCGTCCGTCTGTACGTCCTCTACCAGATAAGGATACTTCTGGCCGTTGGCATTCTGGTAATTGATGTACAGGTGCATGGTAGACAGATCTATGTTATCCCCTACGACTTTCGGACACCGGAAATGTTTTCTTTCAGTGTTTCCGTCATTCGCCACACCAAAAATCTTTTCTGACTCCGGAACTGTGATCGCCCTGTTCTCCGGATTGATCTGGAATATGTCGTTAACCGGTTCGGCTCCGGATGCTTCTAACGCTTCTTCTAATGTCATGACTGTCATGACTGCCTCACCTCCACTTCATTTGTTGTAATCCTATATCCGTCTTTCACGCCGACCAGATATACTTTCCACCGCTTATGTTCCGTGATTTCGTCTGGCACGGCACATTTGCCATTCATGACCGGGATGGGATATTCTTTGTCGTACCTCAAAAAGACGGCTGCTTTCTTGCAACCGTCCCATTCTGAATCAAAGTTATATGCTGTCTGCAGATATCCTTTTGTTCCGGCCACAAGTCCAGAAAAATCCCCGTCCTTACTTAATTTCTGACCAGCTACTTTAAACTGCAATGTCCTCATTTTTTACTCCTCTTTATGATGAATATGTGCAGATCTTCACCCAACTACCGTAACTTGTTCCATTGCGGTACATGGATGCGTAGATTCCACTATTTCCGATAGCAATTCGAAAACTCATCTGATCGTTGTACTTGAATACCAGGATATAGCCGCCTGTACATGGTTGATTTGCAGCATTGTACCATTTGTATATTCCACTCTCTCCTGTTTGCGTAAGACAATCTTCTACTTTTTTTGCGTTAACAACAAGCATACTGATGAGATTATCTTTATTCCCTATTTTATTGCTATTTAATTCAGCAACTTTATTTAGCAAATCCTTATTTTCCTTTGTGATCTTCGAAATGTTCCCAATCACGTCAAACATTGCTGTTACACTAACTATATTAAGTCCATTAAGTTCAACTCTGTATAATGGAAAATCCGCTTGCATCGCTCCTGTTAATATATCTCCGTCAATTGTTGCAGGTGCTGCAGCTGTCCCGGTAGAATCTTCTCCCTGAATCACTGCCAGATCAACCGTTTCTGTTCCGGTGCTGTCTTTTGTGTAATGGAACACGATCAGATCGATTCTGTTCGTGCCGGAATGTCCGTTGTTAATTGTCACCAGTGCACTGTCATTTGCTGGTATTCTTACGTGTCGCCCATACATGACCGCATCACCATCAGAAATTTTCACAATATTATTCGACTGTACTTCAGCCTTGAACTGACTGCCATTTTCCAGTACATATTTCGCACTTCCGAAAATACCGGCAAATAACGCCCCGTCAGATTCTGCACTGACCGCACGTCCGGTATCTCCGGTATCAAGATAATTTACCATTATTCCTCACCAACCTTATATGTTATAGTTTCAATACCATTTTTTATTTTTACAATTTCTTGTGTTATCGGTTCCTTCAATACAATCCCAGTCGCCCGGTTCCTGCCGCCAACAATATCACCGATATCTACATCAAGTTTCTGAAAAGATGCCGATACCGAATCTGAACTTTTTAATTCCTTAAGTTTTTCGATTCCTTTCTCTTTCAACTCAGAACTTGATTTGGAATTTCCATAATCATATATTTCAGCTATTTCATATTCCCCGAAATATGCCTGTTTTTCTGTGATCTCACCATTCTTCCCTACATACAGGTCAATCACCGTTCTGGCTGCCAACTCGCCAGCTCCGAGACAGATCAGGTGGTTTGTCCCGCCTTTTTTCTTTTCGATTATGATTTTCATTCCGTAATCATCAGAATACTCATATTTCTCTGACAAATCGCTGATTGGGATAGCTGATATATTCACACAAGATTCCTTATCATCATAGGTGATTTTCAGTTTTGCCCCGGCAGAGGACAGCATCTTCACAATACCGGAATAAAAATCAATGTATCTCGGAAACTGATAGCTACTTATCTGTATCCCGGAAGACATGTCCGGAACCACAAACAGATCTACCAGATCACAGCGTTTTATCAGCAACGCAAGAATGTCATTTGCATCCCCAGATACCGTCAGATAATCTTTTCCGGTGTCTGGTCCGATTACCTTCTTTTCCATAATACCACGCCAAGATCGCCCAGAATAATATACCTTAGATTTATCAGTATCAACTTTTATAGCATCTACAATACCGCCGTATTCTTCATTTTCAACATACCAGATACATCCGGCACTCATGCAGTGATTTCTCACGTTCATCTGGAGCTCGAAGTCATTGTCACCGCCAAGTTCCAGATCAATCGAATACTTTTCAAGGCTCCCTTGTGGAAGCCTGTTTATGTCTGCATACATTACTTCCACAACGGTTCACTCCTTTTATCAATCAAAATTAAGTCGAACGAGAAACTACCATCCCACGCAATAATCTGTGTGCCGGATACAATCTTCTCAAAGATATAATACTCTTTTGCGGCAGACCAAAGAACATTTTCCGTATACCCGTCAGTGTGTATCAGGCTTACTGTCCTTTTTCTGGAATCAATTTCTAGTCGTTCACCAGCATTCAAGGAAACATTCACTTGATAGGTATTATCGCCAATCTTCACAAGTGGTTTTGACACGGGACCGTATATTCGCAGCACAAAATCAGATTCCGTAATACTTGCATTATTGATAGCAGAGGATGACACCTGATTCAGATAATAATACCCATATTTATAGGGATACTTTTTTAAATAATCCATCTCAACAGTTTTACCTTCTGTTTTAAGAAAATTAAACTCTTTTTCCTGTACCCAGTCCGGCTGATCAGTTGCTATAGTGACTTCGATTTCAATATATCGCTTTGCAATATACCAGTTAGCTTTTTTTGATGCTGTAATATAGCAATTCAGATAGTATCCATCCTGATACAACTTTCCTGCCTGGTTTGCAAGGATATCTGTTTCGAAAATCCGGAAGACTGCATTTCTTTTTGCGATCCCTTCTTCTTCTGTAGCTGCTGATATGATTATCTTCATCTTCTTCTCTTTAACGCCCTTACGGAAGTTGGTTATCTCATCATAATCCGTATCATATTCCCATTTATAATCCCTAAGCTCAGAATCTGTAATAAAAATACCACCTGAACCAAAGTCAATACTCTGATTCAGGTGATTCACATACTTTGCTGTATCAAGCATATTTTTTCACCAACCTTGCAATTTCTCTGTTATCAAATTCAACTTCTACACCATTCGTCAGTGCATCAATTAACAGTGTGTACAGTCCTCCGTTACGCATCCAATTATAGATGGCTTCTAGCAATGCCTGGATTGCTCCGTCATCCCTGTTTCCGCTGTTATTTACAGTATCCTGTATCATGTTCATCAGACTCTGCGTTCCAACAACGGTCTCGCTTCCAGCTTCTCCACCAGCCATAAGCTTATTTGATACCGCATCATAGCCAAATACTGTAGGCCTATTCATAATCATTCCGGCATCCATAGCCTTAGCATACCAGTCAATAGAGAAATGCGGCACAGATGGTGGATCAAGACTAAATTTCCCTTCAATTTTCGGATGAGGTAATTTTAGTTTTGGGAGTGACCAGCTAAAATTCATGGCGCTCTTGATATGATTGATTGCACTGCTCACAACGCTCTTACATCCATTCCAAATATTACTAAATCGGCTTTTAATACCACTTAGCACACTGGATACTACCGAACTTGCACTATGAAGTCCTGATGATATAACCGATCTAATGCCACTGATTGCACTGGTTACCACACCTTTTGCGGCATTCCATCCGCTCGACATTACACTGCTGATAGTTCCCATTACGCTCGAAACGACACCGCTGATTGAATTCCAAACGGATGACACAACTCCAAGTATCCCCTGAGCAACATTCGAAACAACACTACTGATCAGATTCCATCCACTGCTCACAATATTGATAATCGTATCAATCACTGGCGAAACCACGGCTGATATAGCATTCCATCCAGCAGAAATTACACTGCTTATGGTGTTCAACGCAGATGAGATTACATTTTTAATTGTTTCCCATGCTGCAATGATATATTCCTTGCAATTCTCCCAGATAAATCTCCACGGAAGAGATATAATCTGAACTGCTGCAGATATAATTTCACCAATCAGCATAATCGCAACTGTAATCACATTCTTAATTGTTTCCCATGCAGAAGATGCTGCACTTGTAATCTCATTCCAAACAGAAGCGAAGAAATCAACTATGCCATTCCACACAGATTCAACCGTTGATGTAATTTCTGACCAAACTGTATCGAGATCAGTCCCGAACCATCCAAGGAATGTATCTATCACTCCCTTTAATGCTTCTAATACATCTGTAAGTACTGCTTTTATACCTTCTCTGCACTCTACTACGCCCATGCTGTCTGCACACATAAATGTAAGCCGGTCATCTGCATTCTTATATGCGAACAGATACTCGAATCCCTTCGTGTATGATCCTGTGATCACATCGCCAATCTCTGACCAGAACTCATCATCAAAATAGTTATCCAGATGCTCCTGTAATCCTTCCGCCGTATCCTTGGCAACCATTGGGTTTTCATCAAACGAAAGCATATAGGCTGACAGTTGATCCGAAAGCTCAGTAAAGAACGGGTGACTGATCTTAACATTCGACCGCACCTTGTCTTCTATCAGTTTTCCATCTGAATTGTAGTAGAATAATCTATATTTTCTTATGTCGTGTTCGCCTTCGTAGTATCTTTGACCAACACCGGCAAACTTTTTCTTCTCTGATACAATATCATTATCTATAAATTTCTGTACCTCTGATACACTCAGCAACCTTTACACCTTCCTTCTTCGATTAATCAATAGGACTTAACAGGAATCGAACCTGTGACACATGGCTTAAAAGACCACTGCTCTACCACTGAGCTATAAGCCCTGTATTTATCTAAATGACAGTCCTGCCAGCACCATAACCGACCACCAGTTGTGACCGTGAAAGGAGGTTACATCCGCGACGATGCAAGTTTCTTAACGGAAAAAGATTGAGCCCGCCCTAAGACTCTGAAAACCGCTGGTGCTGTGCACGCCGTCCGTCAATTGTCATTATTCTTTTTACATCAGCCATCTACTAGCCTTACGCCATCCTTCTATTGCATATCTCAGTGCTGCCATTGCATCATCCATAACCGGAACCGGATCATCCAGGTATTCACCCGTTCTTTCATCCTTCTTCCACTTCCATTGCTGTAGCTCTTTGATCGTGTTAACACAATGAGGTGCAACATAGATCTTACGCTTGATAGTATGGTCCTTACCAACCGAACCTTTCAGCCAATCGATTTGTGCATTTACTGAGCCTTTTGAACCGCCTTTGTCAACACCTCTTGCCCTGTATCCCGCCTTGTTCCACTCCTTGATTCTGTCAGGTTCAGCACTGTCACACCACATTATTTTCTTCGCAGGTATGCCATGCTGTATGGCTATTGGTATGATTTCAGCGGTCTCTTTCTCATGCTCATATATTTCATCGATGATATAGATATTTTCATCTTTGATACCAACCAGCAATATTGCGTCCGCATGGTTGAACCCAAAGTCTTGTCCAATAGCTACATCATCGTAATTGTTGAGATTTTGTGATACTTCCCGGACTTCCCAGTTGTGAAGAATCAATCCACCAATCTCACCCCATTCTCCAAGACCATAGATCTGATAGCCTTCTGGATCCACAATCTTTCTACGTTCCATTCGTTCACGGTACGCATTATCAATGAACCGATTACCGAGATAGGTCGAATGATGGGTAAGTACATTCGTGTCCGGGATATCAAAAAAGACCTTCTTGATCCAGTGATTCTTATTCACCGGGTTGAAGGTCATTCTGATCTGATAAAATTGATCTGGTGGAAGCTCACCACGCAAACGGTCATCGATAATTTCCAGATCTGCTTGCGTGAATTCTGTAGCTTCTTCCAGCCACACGTCCGTAAGCTTGCCCTTTGGAAATGTAATAGATTTCAACTTCTCACGTTGTCTATCATCATTCATTCCCCTGAATATGATCTGGTTGCCATTGTGTCTGCATGTAAGCATTAATGGACTTCTGTTGATCTTCCAGTAAGCATCGGCCTTATCTCCAAACATCTTGTACAGAGAACCTGTTAGTTCTGCAAAGGTACTGTCTCGATTGGTGATATCAGACTTTCTCATGGCTACAAGGTTTCTTCCCTTGTCTCGCATTAGTCTCAGGATGTAATTCTGCGCTGTATCCACGCTCTTTCCAGAGCCAGCAGAGCCTTTCATCACGATATATCGTTTTTTACTGCGATCAACCTCTTTAAAGCATGGATTAGCTTGAACATTTATTTTCACAGGCAATCAGCTTCTTTAAAGGCTTTGAAAAGTTTCGGTGACTGAATAGCAATCCAGTCTGTAATCTCCTCGTTCCGTCCCCAGCTTTCGGCACCGCCACTGTTATTCCATAATCCAGACTCGTACAGAAACGCGTGAATAATTTCATGCCTGAGTACCTTCTTCTTGTACTCTTTCAAATTCCTTAAAGAGTTTCTACTGGATTCTAACTTCGCGATCCTAATCTGATGAACACTCTGATCCATGCATCCATCACAACCTTCCGGAAGTTTTTCATCCGGCACATCCAAATATATCGTATATAACGTTCCTAAAACATTAACTTTCTTCATTGTCATTATCTCCATAATCAATCGTGATGTTCAGGTCCATATCGGCATCAACTTCCAGCTTGTCCTTGAACATTCCAAGATGTTTACCAAGTAACTCCAAAGCTTTCATTTTGTCATTCAAACGAACTTCTCTTTCAACTGACTTTCCCTTTGCTCCGTCCATCGTCTTAACTTTTACAGACTGGATGCACGCCAGATCATCTTCTGTCGCATCCGCTTTCACCGATGCATCTTTAGGATTAATCACATTCTGCGGGTTCACAAATGCTATTCGTGCCAGCTCCTGAATCACTCGGTCCTGACTGATACCGGTTCTCTTTGACCTCTCAGCCATTGCTTTTGCAATTGCTTCCTGAACACTAACATTCGCTAACAATCTCGCTCCTTGTTCATTTGCTGTCTTCGGCGAATACCCCGCTCTGATTGCAGCCTGAGTGGCGTTCAAATCAATCAGGTATTCTTTCACGAACCTATCCTGTTTTCTGGTCACTCAGACTCACCTCCCATTTTTTCAACGCAAAAGACACCCCGCTACAGGGTGCCTTCCTCAAACAACCGCAAGAAAAGATGACCGAGCCATCAGCTTTCCGCCTCAGGCTCATTTTAATTAAATCATATGTCGATACTAAACTTCAATAAACTAACACAAACAAAGATAAATTATGTCGGCAACTTTAAATGTGCCAGTGCTCTTCCATGCAATTTATGTACCCACTGCTCACTACAATCCATTTTCTCTGCAATCTCCCAGAACCTCAAGCCTTTCACATATCGGTAAAACAACACATCATTTTCATCTTCATTCTTTATCTCCTTGATCTGCTTTTCGATAGAAGCATATGATTCAATACAGCTTTCCTTTTCTGTTCCAAGTTTTTCTACCAACGAATCAATCCTTGCCAGCTCATCAGATAGATCCTTCTGATTTCCGCTTCCATGCGGCATACCTGAATAATCAATTGCCTTCACAGATTCCGCTAGCTCCTTCAGTTCGATAATTTCATCATCAATACGGTTGATACGTCTTCTACTGGATCTGTATCCCCTCAAATACTTCTTCTTCCGATTGTTCTCATTCTTAATATTGCTTTCTTCCAGTCTCTGCTCCACCGGCATCTACTCCCTTCATTTTCTTATCTTTCCATTCATCTATGCGCTTATCGCTCTATCAAGCAGATACATGTACAATTCTTTGTATACGTCCCTTTCAGCAGCAGCCTTAATCCGGCCGTCTACAATATCGCTTGCATCCTTTGTATTCTTTTCATAGGTGTTCATTGCTGTTTCCATGGCTTCTCGCTTGTCAGCTTCCTCTTTGAGCTTACGCTTTAACTCTTCACCTATTTTCTTAGTTTCGACTAATTCCAGTTTCAATGCATTTATTGTCTCTTCTGCTTCTTCAGTAGTATTTCCACCTGATACTTCTACACCAAGCGAAAGCATAAGAGCCTCATCAATTCTCCGCATCTCATCGTCAGTACATGATCTGATATACTCTTCCAGTCTGTCCTTTGACACATTGGAAATACGCTCACACAATGCCACCGATGGAACTTTGCACATTACGTTCACATGTGTAGGAATTAAATTTCTTTCATCTGCTGTCAAATACACAATCTCAACAAAATTTGAATTCTCATTTCCTTTGTCATTTGATACGACAACGGCTGGCGATCCTGTAGTTTCCTTCATTGTGTCTTTTCTATTGCTTTTTACGTAAAATATATCTCCTCTGTATACTTCCATTTTATTTTCTCCTTCTTTTCTGACATTCATCATTGCCATATATGCAGTCGGATCATAATATCCTGATCCATTTCTTTTGTTTTCGCTTATCATTGTTCGATTCCCCCTGTTACATTTATCCCGATTTTTTTCAAAAAATCAGTAACCTCATAGCTCTGATAAGCTGGCGGTGTATGGAATCTCTCACTTGCCTTTTCATCAATATCTGATTCAAGCTCATCATAATGCTGTTCCCCATCTAATCTCTGTTTTACACTCTTATTTCTACTCATGATTTATCCCACCTTCCACAAGACGCTTTTCTAAATTCGCCATATCATAATTCCTTCCGGTATAATTATCGAATCCATTCTTCTTTTTCTTGTTATAGTTTCCATCTAGTACCTTTGCCATATTGGCATCTTTGATCAACCAGTCAAATGTAGCTGACCAGTTCCGATCATTCGCACCTTTTAGAAAGTCAGACGCTTCCGCTTTCTCGAACAGCTCCTTAAAATCATCAACTGTGTAAGTATGCATTCTTGCTCTAATTGCTTTTTTACGAGATTCAGAAAGTGATCTGACAGAAGGAAGGGAAGGACACAAAGTATTGTACAACTGCATTATTTTGTTGTACTCTATAGTATCTATATTCTTTATCTTATTCTTATCTTCTTCTATTGCGTGACTGTCACGTGATGTCACGTTCCCGTCACAATTAGGCTCTTTTTCTCGCTCTCTCTGACGCTGTTTTCTTAATCGATTTTGTTCTCGTATCTTATCCATTCCCTCTACATTTTGATGTTCTTCCCATCCCGTTATATAGAGAAAATCATTGTCATTGTCGATCATTCCAAGCTCTTCCATGGAACTTAACGCAAGCTGTATCGTACCTTCTTCAAAATTAAGTTCCTCTGCCAGCATCTTCGATGTATATGGGATATCCTCAGTTAGAAATACCCTTCCATTCGCATTACATCTTCCAGCAATCGTCAGCAGCATCACCCAGATAAGAACAATATTATCCCCGTCAGGAAGTCTTCTCAAATGCTTGATTTTCCTGTTATCAAACATATACGTGCTAATCTTAATCCACTTCACATCTGCCATTTTTCCTTCTCCTGCCTTCCTTACGTTGCTGACTGCATTACTTCTTCATGTCCGTCCTGCGCTGCATCCTTGCCTGAATAATCTAATGACATTCCAGATTCATATTCCCGGTATATCTGCATCCAGTCTTCCAATTCCATGGTAACTAAAATATTATGATTGTTCTTCTTGTGAAAGACTGCAGGCAACAAAAATTTATCTGTTGCGGCCGCATCTCTTTTCGCCTGATCCATCCAGTCATACAATCTCATCTGTTCCTGATGCTTGGCTTCCACATGGATATATGGCAGTCCTACCACGTCCGATGCATCGCCGGTATTTCCACAATACTGTGCTGTTCTTCTGGCTTTGTTATATCCAAACTCCCTGAAAATACTTGCCAGGTATCTTTCAAACCTGGCACCCTTCTGCTTACTATTCACCGGCATATATTTCACCTCTTACTTTAAAATTCTTACAATTCTGCGGTAAATACAACAGATAAAGAAGTATTTTCCCGCTCACTTCGCAGAAATGAATGTTCTGTGTTCTTCCCGGTAGTGTAACATGGTGCGAACACAGAAGACATTTCCTCTCTTGTTTATATTTTTCAAGTGTATTCATCTGCTCCTAATTAAACGGAAGTTCCTCGCTTATACCATCTGGAACATTCATAAATCCATTTTCATCCACTGATCCATACGGAGACGCTGCTTCTTCTGTTGTGCCGGCAGCAGTTCCTTTACTTTCACAGAAATCATGTTCTTCAACGACAACGTCCGTTGTATATACTTTCTGTCCATCTTTATTGGTATAGCTTCCTGTCTGAATACGTCCGCACACAGCAATTTTTATTCCCTTATGTAGATATTTTTCAGCAAATTCACCGTTCTTACCAAATGCTACACAACTGATAAAATCAACATTCTGCTCGTCTTCTCGCTTATATCTTCTATCTACTGCAAGGCGGTATCTTGCAACCGCCATACTATTTTCGCCCTGTGAATATCTCACATCAGGATCAGCACATAGACGCCCAATCAAAATTACTTTATTCATCTATCTTCTTTCCCTCCTGTGGAATTGGTTCTAAAATATCAAATATCGTCATTTGTCCCTCAACATTTTCAGCCTTTCTTTTTTCTTCTTCCATTCTTTTCTTCTTGTATTCGTTATATTTCATTCGATACTTATAACTCTTGCCGAAAATATTCCATGCTGCCTTTACTACATTCGGCTCATACTTTCGGATCTTTTCAAGATCTTCTACTGCCTTATACGATATCGGGCAGCCGCAGCATCCCGTTCTGGTTAATCCATATACTTCATATGCATCCGAATATTTTATTTTGTAATACTCTTTGTACCATGCTTTATCTTTATCAGATACATAATAGAGCGGTCTTAGCCGATAATGTCCATCTGCCGTTTCCGTGAAACAAAGAGCCGTGTTGTCTTTTCTGGGAACCGATCTCATTCCGCCTTCATCTCTTCGTTCTCCAGTTATAACCATGTCGTAATCTTTCTGAACTTTATGCGCGATTTGCTTTTTGCAGTAATAACAGCAGCTCGCACTTATCATAAATTCTGGCGGATATTCCTTGATGAAATCCCGCATGTATTTTGATGAATTGATTACGAGCTGAATATTTGGTCTCGGTTCCCCAGCCGAATTACAGCAGCAAAGAAAATTAATCAGACTCTCACATTTAGGATATCTTTCTTTTAACTCTTTTCTTTTCGCCGCCTTATCTTCTGCCTGATCATATTCATCTGCTATAGATAAAGGGACTCCTTTCTTTTGCCATTCGGACAAACCTCCTGACATAATTTTCGATACGAATGGAATTCCATATTTTCTGGTTGCCCGGACGATGTTGATCTCTGGTCTTCTCTCTTCAATTTCCACTCCATACTTTTCTGCAACATACTTCACATGATCTCTTGTTGCTTTCATTTCCAATCCTGTATTAAAAAATACATATTTGATCGGCGGTAACTCGAATATTGCTCTGGTCCGTTCAATCAGGTCAAGCATGATATCACTGTCTGATCCGCCCGAATATGAGCATATGGCATCCGGATGTTCTATTAATCTCTTCGCGATAATACTCTTGATTGCCTCAAATTTTGCCGGTGAATCAAAATCTGCATAATCCGGTCTGTCTGTATAAACCTTACTTACTCCGTTTTTCATTCTTATTTTTTGAAGCAAAGGATCCTTTCATACTGGCCAGTAAATCTTCTGCTCCTTTCTTTTTGTTCAAGAATCGCTGGTCTAACCGCCTACCAGCAGGGATATCTTAATTACGAAATAACCGTGAAATTGCTATACGCTTTAAGCTCGGACTCTAAATATTTCTTAATGCGCTCTGTTGCTTCCATCTTCCATGCTCCACCATCAGCTTCGAAAAGGGCACATAAAACACCATCATACTTGTCCTGTTTCATTCTAAAAATGAATTCTGATACCGGCTGATCTACTTCAAGGAACGTTCTGTACGGTTTCAGTTTTACCGGATTTGGAACAATCGCATCACCCTTAGATGCAATACCCGTTTTGACTGTTGCTTTTTGTGTCACACCATCATCGCCATACTCGGCCAACGTTCCAGACTCTACGGTTCCAGCAAACTTTAGCAGTAACGCTCTATCAGTCGCCGAAGCATCAATAAACTTAGACTGCATATTGATGCAAAACTCTTCCTGATTAATAAAACGGTTAAAATAGAATTCCGGAACTCTTGCCCTTACAACAACCAGTGTTTCACGATCACGGTTAGGATCAAGCTGTGAATACAATCTTACTGTTTCAGGATCCTTTACATCTACAATCATTTTTCCTGGCATTTCATCAATACTGCTTTTGATGTAATCGACTAATCCTGTCAGTGTATTCAGTTCAATGGCTAAAGCTTTTGGAAAATATGTATCAACCCTGTATAATTCTTTGTCCGAATATATACTTCCATTAATCTCATGCTGCTTTGACTCTCCAAGTCCTACAATGTACTCTAATGCTTCTCTTAACATAATCTCTCACCTTTCTGCTTACTGTGCAGCAGCCTTTCTAAAATCATAAATTTTATCATCATTGTTACTTTCTTTAATTTCTCCGGTTTCTGTATCCACCGTTTTTCCATCAATAATCTGTTCCTGAGCTTTCTGCTCTTTCTCAAGTACATCATTGAAATTCATCTGACCACGAACCTGTTTCCCGTATTCTTCAGCAAATACTTCTTCTGTCTTAAGGTCCTTACCAATATAGAACTTGGTATTCATATCCTGCTGTGGTGCAAGTTTTTCAGAAATCATCACTGATACCGATACATCGTCACGGTCTTCGTTCTGTGTAAAATCAAGCTTGATCGTGATTCCTCTTTTCACTTTGAATGATGTATTTGGATCCTGAAGATTTTCAATAACCTTCTCAAATGAACGTTCAAACTTTGCCTGAAGCTGACCGCCTACGATTTCCTGTAAATTAATTTTGTTCATATCTGTCACCCATCCCTTTCTCTATCCGAATAACGCCGATGCTACATCCGTCTGCTGTGGCTGAGCCGTTTCTGAAGCCGGCTGATTATCCGGAACAACTTCTGATACTTCCACATCCATAACCGGTTCTGTGTCCTGATCTGGATAATTAACCTTTCCCTGATCATCTGTGAAGGTCATATCATTCTCAAATGCGTTCTGAAGGTCAATGCTCATGATTCCCCATTTACTGATCAACTGTCTCAGCATAGTCTTATAGGCCATTCCATCAAAATTCTTATACCAAAACGAAGAATACATCCAAGAATCTTTCGGATCGTATTTCCCAGCTTCATAGTCTTCAAAAGACACCTTTTCTTTATATGTTCCATATTTCGTCTTGATCTGTGTCGCATCTTTTGAAAATGCCGGTGAATACTTATCCGCATGAGCCATCATCTGTTTCTTTGACCAGTAAATCGCTTTCTTGAATCCATTGGTCAGCTCAAACATTGCATAATATCCAATGGTCGGTGCTTCTTCTCTCTCATCCCATTTATCAACCATCAGATTGATTTTAATTTCCTCATTCAGAGGATCAAAATATTCAAGCTCCCCTTCTTTTACTGCCAGAACATTCAGCTTTTTATACTGCCCGGAACGAATTGCAAGCTGGATATATCCCTTGTATCCAAGCTGGAACTGCGCTACCTTCCCCTGTTCCTTGTCCTTGAACGGGACCAGGTAATAATGACCAAGCTGTGGTGATGGTGAAAGCTTAAGCGATTCCCCAAGCAGTGCACCGGAAAGAATCGATTTATTGGTGCATTCCTGAAGCGCTGTATTATTATTCACTGCTGAAATTACCCCTGTAATAAAACGCTGTCTGTTATCTTTTCCAAGAGCCTGATCGATGTTTGCAGCCACCGCCATACTATTCAAGAATGTTGTAATTCCTGTTTTTGCCGGCTGTCCCGGATGTGTCTGTTTTGTGTTTGCTAAACTGTTATTAACTGCCATTGTCATAATCTCCTTCCTAAATTGCTTCAAATTTAATCTGTCTATCCTCAAAGAATTTCTTGAGTGCTAAAGCATCCTCTACTGATAGGTACGCTCTAAAGCCAATCCAATTGCGCTGTGGTTCTTTCTCAGCCACTGCTGTTGTTGTTTCTGCTGGTTCTGGCTGATTTGCTGCAACATTTGCCTGTGCAACTTCTTGTTCTTTCTTCAAGCGCTCAGCTTCTTCCTTTCGCTTCTGGATGTCTGCAAGCTCCTGACCTTTCTGAATCGCTTGAGACAGGTTCAGTGTTTTCTTATACACTTCCATGGCTTCAAAGCTAAACTCTGGTAATCCGCTGATTGTTCCAACATCTTCACCGATTCTATACATAGTCTCTTTCATCTGATTTTCTACTTTTGACAGTGATACCGATGCATTCAACCACTTCTCATCCCAGATCATCTCAAGTGTCACAAACTTCTGGAAGCCGATAGATTCAAACAGTTCCTGAACCGTCTTTCTCTTTTCCTCTCTCTTGATCTGCTCGACTTCTTTGATCTGAACATCAATTGCACTGATCTGTTCATCTACCAGTCCAAGAACTTCTTTGACCTCTTTTTCAAATTTGTTATATGGTTCCATGCACATCTTTTTGATACGTTTCCGCTCATTATCAATTGCTCCACGGAGTTTGTTCAGATCAGCTCTGTCTTTCTTACCATCTGCAATTGTTTCCTCTGTGAAGACCAGTCCCTTATAGTCTTCCATCTTCTTGACAATTGCTGTTTTCAATTCTTCGTTGTTCCACTTAATTTCCTGAACAAATCCGTTCTCCTGTGGACTAATGATTCTTAACTCAAGCATATTAAAATACCTCCTATATTTCCGGAAGAATGCAACCTGGCATCTTCCGATTTTCCACACACTTCCAAAATCTCATCTCTGCTTCCAGTAGATACTCAAGATCAGCTTCTACATTGCATCTGTCGATGCGATAATCTCTTTCTCTGGCAACATCATCCCACCAGTCGCACCGTAGCCGAGCTCTCAATACTACAAAGTCCCAACCGGTTACCAGCAAATAATGAAGAATCTGAGCATAATAGTTATCAGGAATCTGATCTTTCCATTTCGCATACTGCATGGATTGATTGATGCTGCTTGTCTTGATCTCCAAAATACCCTTGCGTCCATCCTGATCAGTCAACTCACCGTCCAAGGATGCTTGCATGAATGGGTATTTCTTGCTCTGCAGAATCCGAAATTCATGGTAATCAACCTTATACTCAGGATGATCAGCCTGGAACAGCTCGCGAATCGGTTCTTCTGCTTTATTCCCATAGATCACACAAGGCTTGTCCGATATATCTTCTGGTACTGCCTTACCAATCTTTTCTTCATACAACTCAACATTGCTTTTATATGGATTTCTGCCAATGGTCACGCTCGCATCACTGCCGCCGATCCCGTTCATTCTGCCTTTCAGCCACTGCTGTTCATTTTCAAAATCATGAATTGTAAAAATATCGCTCATAGCAATTACTCCATTACAGCTCGAAGAATCTGTTCGCAAGCTTCTCCAAGCTCATCAACAAAATTATTTATTTTTTTTGCATAAATTAACTCGTCCGTCGGGAATGGATCTGAACCATCCAAATGTTTAGCGATTTTGTCATAAATACGTGCAGCTACTGTGTTATACATATCCACAACTTCTGGTGTTGCATCTTTTGGAAGTGCTTCAAATGATGCGATTCCTATGTATACCTGCAGATCGGATAATGTTAATTCATATTTCTTTTCGTTACGCATTTGTTTTTTCTCCTTTTTCTGTTATAATTGAATTGGTTTTTTATCTGAGTGCCCGAAGCTTGCCGGCTTATACGGGTGCTCTTTTTTAATTTCTTGCAATGTCCTCACCCCCTTCACCTGATTGCATAAAAGTTGATCACACACGCTCCTAATACCGTGATCAGTATCAGCTCTATCGCAATAGTTAATCTCCAACGCCACAGTCTTAAATTTTCACATTCATCTTCCAGGCGCTTGATCTGCAGCTTCGTTACCAGTGGTGTTTCCGGTTTTAAATTCATACTGCTTGTCCACCCCTTTCTACCGCCTAAGCGGTTTTCTCAATAGTGTAGGTGATTTCCACCTTTTCCTGTTCTTCCAGAAGAGATATCAACACCTCAATGATTTTTTCCATATCCGGTTTCATACTCGCCACCTGCTTTCTATCTCCTTGGTTATGTTTATGCATCACTGTTTGTACTTGTTGCGGTGAGTTCTCTTAATTCTGCCATTTCTTTTCCTTCCAAAGATAAAAACATTTCCCCGTCTTCACCCTTAAATGAAAATCTCACATGCATATTTAAGAGTTCTTCATCCGCAAAGATTTTAAAATTCTCAACACTGTATGCAGCGCAAAACATAAGTCCATGCGTTTTGATTTGTGCATTGATTATTGTTTGGTTCTCCAAGGAATTAATAAAATCGATTAATTTCATGATTCATTTCTCCTATTTTTGATAAAAACAGATGGAATAAAAGGCACTATATATTACTTCTATTCTTTATCTTATTCTTATTCTTTATCTTATTCTGTTGCGTGACTGTCACGTGACATCACGTTCCTGTCATTTTTCGAGTGGTTCTCAATAATATTCTGCAAGCGCTTTGACTCCCATATAACCTGATCGGAAAGTAATTGCGGGTCTGGATCTCTTTCAGCAAGAAGATTTCCATTCATATCCCAGTACTGAGTTACCACACGTACTGGGTCTTTTTCTATTCCAAGACCTCTTTTTGCTTTTACTTCGATCACACTGATCACCCTTACACTTTCAGGTCCATTTGCTCTAACCATATTCTCACCCCCTTCTTCCGAACCTGTTTCATCTGTTGCAAATAAGTAAGCATTACGCAGCCTGTTCAATCACCGGAACATATCCATGCTTCTTCAATTCCTCATATAAGAAAAGTCTGCCTTTCTGCGTCCATTCAGTCTGCATCGTGACATCTGCTCTACCGTCAGTTCTTGTAATATCAATAGTCCGGCTATGTACATATCCACCATTCTGATATTTTGAGTACAGCACCCACTGCCCGCCGACCTTATACTGAATCTTCAATTCCTTAAGAATCTTGTTCAGTTTTCTCCCGCTCATTCCATAGTCTTTGGCAATCTGTGTAATAGTTACCAACGACTTTGACTGCAGAATCATATCCACATAATTGGCTTTGGGTTGCAGTTCCGTGATGATCTGCTGTTGTTCAACTACCTGTTCACCAAGAAACTTGCATCTGTCTTTTAAGGACTCAATCGAATGGTTCGCCATCTTTAATGCTCTTGCCATAATCTGCTCCGGCGTGTTCCAGGCTTTCTCAAGGTCTATGAAATACTGACGAATCTGTTTTCCTTCCGGTGATCTCTGGATCATACAAATCTGTTTTGCCATGTCTACAGATATTTGGAAATCAGTTTGTGGTCTTCCGCCCTGTTCTGAGGTTTCTCCCAATTTTGGGAAAAACTCCTTCCCCTCAGAAAAGCCATATTCTTTCATTCTTTCAAACCAAGTTGTAAACTTAGTTCCTATATGCAACTGTTCATGCAAATCTCTTGCCGATACCGTTGGCTGTTCTGCTTCATAATTAATTTTTAATAATTCGTTCATTTTAATTACCTTCTTTCTCTGTCCCCGCAGTTACCTCCGGTTTATCCATCAAGTCTCTGGCTTTGAGAACCTCTGCATTGCTTTTCATCAGCAGCAAACTTTCTTTGTCCATATGCTTCATGTTTCCAACCACCTCAGTGATCAACTTCTTCTGTTCTTCACTCATGTTTTCCACTTCCTTCCTGACCTGCCATCATCAGACACCGGGCGGTCACTCCCGGTGTGACGGTCATTTCTGACCGTTTCGGCTATTTGCTTTTAACCTTGTTTGATTTCTGTGCTATAGTCGTTCAGGCGATTACTTAATTATATGAATAAGCATAGCTATAAAATTTATCACCAAAGCAATTACCGATAAAGCCTCCGCCTGAAGGCTTAGCTTGTGTGCTTCTTTATTCATTTTTTTAGCTTCTTCAATTTTCTTCATCGTTTCCTTATATTCTTTTGAATCCATATCATCATCTCCTCTTGTAATAATTTCCTATTTCTCCTATACTTTCCTTACAGGCACTGCCATGCCGAGTACGAAAGAAAGGAAATTGCTCATGCACTTGGATTTAACAATTACTGTCTCTGCTATTCTTGGTATTTCGGCTGTTATTTCTCCGATTGCTACTGCAATCATAAATAATCGTTACTTGTTAAAACTCAAAAAGCTCGAATACGAACACCAAGATAAAAAAGAATCCTTTTTCTACAAACGTGGTGTCTATGAAGATTACCTGCGTTATACTGGTAAATGCATAGCATTCTCAACCCGGGAAAATCTTCAAGAATATGGAAAAATATATTCTCTTGCATTAATTTATTTTCCAGAAGAGCTTGTTGATGATCTTAAAGCATTGAATGATGCGATACATAACAGCCGGTGGGACGTATCAAGTTCTCTTTTAAACGAATTAGCACATAAGATTCGTAATAAATTACAAAACATGTAATTGCAATACACACAAATACAACCCAGATAGGATATATATTGTCTTCGGGTTGTATTTTTCTCATAACCCAAATTCCCACTATTCCTACCATCCACATGATTAACATACATATAAGAGCATACATCCTTATCACTCCTTTCGTTTGTGTTGATGAACTCATTTTAACTCAATATTTTGTGTAAGTCAACACATTTCATAAATGTTTTTTATTTGCTTTTTGTGTTGACATACTCATTTTATTGATGTATAGTGGATTTATATTAAGGAAGGAGGCGAAAAACTTGGAGGTTTATGAACGAATAAAAGAATTAAGAAAAGAACATTTAAAATTATCTCAAGCCGCTTTTGGAGAAAGGTTAGGGGTAAATCGTGATGTTATAAATAATATTGAAAACAACCGACTTTCTAAGCCAGAACAAAAATTATCTTTAATGAAATTGATTTGTAAAGAGTTTCAAGTAAATGAAGATTGGCTTTTAAATGGAAACGGTGAAATGTTTGAAGAACTTCCCGAAGAAGATGAAAAGGCTGCGTTTGTATCCAGCCTGTTGGATGCTGACAATGATCCTTTTTATAATATAATCCAGGAGATCATGAGGACATTCGATGAATTATCTCCGAAATCTCAAGAAGTCATCCGGGAATTCAGTGCGAAACTCGTGGAGAATTTGCAAAAAGAAAAGGAAAGCTAATGCTTTCCCGTTCTCTCTAAATGCTTTTTAATGATGGTGTAGAGCTGACGCAAAAATTTTTCATCTTCGTCCGGTATCCTCTGCATCCACTCAATAACAAAGTCTTTAGATACCTTCTTCATATGTACGCACCTCCGCTCTGTAGCAGAACAGTTGTTCGAAATTCCTTTACATAAAATATACACCATGTAAATGATGAAATCAATATTTTTCGAACATTTGTTCTCAATGTGTATATTTACATTATATACCAACGCTTTACTGAAATGAAGTAGACGGAGGAACACCAGTAAGTACGGACACCTGCCGAACAGATAATTCATGTTCAAACATTATTTTAGCAAGAAGAATTTTCATGCTGTTATTATGTTTAATTTACACTTTATTACACTGGCAATTTTAGGCAATTAAATTTTAATATAATAACGATTCATCCAGTATCTCTAACCATAAATACACCGCCCTCTTGATACGAAAGTATTTGTATGGCGGAGATACTGATTGAATAAATAAACTCTGGAAAATACGAAACGAAACATTTTGAAACAAATAACACGAAAGGAAAAAACATATGAAAAAGAAAATTGTAGCAATGATGATTGCTGGAACTATGGCGCTTTCATTATCAGCTTGTGGTGGTGGATCTTCTTCCTCTGATGATAAATCATCTAAATCAACAGAGCAGACAACAAAAGAAAGCAAGAATGATTCTTCATCGGATGAATCTACTGCAAAAGACAATACTACAAAAGAAACCGCAACAAAAGATTTACCTGATGGAGATTATCAGGATACTGGAAGTGGAAGTATCATAATTGCAACTGCCGGCGGAACTTCAGAAAATGGTAATGTTCCGGTTATTTATGAATCAGCGGATACAATGCTGGATCAGATTGAACTGGATTCAACTGAATTTGACGGTTCAAAGCTGTCTTTCATCTATATTGATGGTATGCTTGTTTCAAAAGAGCAGCTTGCAGACAGTCAGGTATCTCTTGATCTGCAAGATCAGTCACTTTCAGCAGGTACTCATCTTGTAGAAGTTCTTCAGTATGATGGTGATTCACCTGACAACTCTTACGTCACATACAAATCAGCATCTTATGAAGTTAAAGAAAAATAATTTGAAATAAAATAAAAAGCCCCGGTGCTACCAACACCAGGACTCTTTGATAAGTACTATACAGTGCTGAAGCACGTACAATAATCATCGGCAATGATATTGTACCACAAATTTCCAGCACCTGTATAGGTGTTATTTTTGTACCCATTTTTGCGTAACATAAAAAAGGAAAGGTGATATGATATGACGACTAAAGTTGAACGCTGTGCAATCTATATCCGTGTATCCACTACCGAGCAAATGATGCATGGCAAATCGCTTGAAGCACAAAAAGAATATCTTACCAATTATGCCCGAGAACACAATATGGCTATCGTTGGTGTATATGCTGATGAGGGAAAAACTGCCCGTAAAGAGCTAAAAAAGCGTAAGGCTATACATTCTCTACTGCAAGACGTAGAAGACGGGAAAATCGATGTTATTATCTTCTGGCGTATTGATAGATGGTTCCGTAATCTCTCCGATTTCTATAAGGTTCAGGATATTCTTGACAACCACAACGTCCGCTGGATCAGCACCAGCGAGCCAGGGATTAATATGGAAACCAGAGATGGGAGGCTGCAGCTTAATGTAGTTCTGTCCATTGGCCAGAACGAAGTCGATACCACCAGTGAGCGTATCAAGTTCGTCAACGAAGCCTCTATCCGGCAAGGTAAGTTAATCTTCGGTGATGCCAATATGGGATACGGCTATAAGTCAGGTATCGTTGATGGACAGAAGCGCATGGTTAAGGATCCTGATCGAGAACATGTCGTGGATGCATTTTATAAATATTTCTTCAAGCATCAAAATAAGTGCGCTACGCTCAGATACATACAAGAAACCTATGATCCTGATTTCAGTTTCGGAATCATGAGGACGCTTCTTTCCAGCGAATTCTACAAGGGCACCTATCGAGGATTTCCTTACTGTCCTGCATATCTTACTGAAGATGAGTGGAACAAATTGCAGAAGATACAAAAACGAAATGTTAAAGCTACGCCTTCCGGCCGCATCTATCTGTTTGCAGGAATGATTCGATGTCCCGTGTGTGGTCAATTGCTATGCGGTACCGGGTGTTCGTCCATCATCAACAGGAAAACCGGTGCTAAAAGAACTTACTGCTATTACCGATGCAACAGAGCTATGATCGATCACATATGTTCTTACAGACACAGATTGAGCCAGAACCTCGTTGAGAATTATCTACTTGATAACTTAGAGGATGAATATAAAAATTATAAAGTAAAGTGCGAGAAAATTGAAAAAGAGAAAGAGAAGCAAAAGAAAAAGCAATCTCCCGAGAAATTAAGAAAGGAATTGGACCGTCTTAATTTCCTATTTCAGAAGGGGCGGATTGATTGGGATTATTACAACGAAGAGTATGGACGCATCGAAAGTGAATTGAATGATCTGCAGAGCGCTCTTCCGGAGCCAGTGACAAATTACAGTTACCTTGAAGAACTATTGAATACAGATTTCCGGACCATGTATGATCAATTATCACAAGAAAATCGCAGAGCTTTCTGGCGTTCCATCATTCAGGAGATTCATGTGAATGAAGACCATGCCATAACCTCCGTCGATTTTCTGTGATGCGTCTTGTACTAACTGTACTGTTCCATTCGGAGCCGACAAAACTATGACGGCCGTCCTCTCCGGAACTGCCGACATCGGCT